GCCAGCCTCGAACCTTAATAGTTACAGAATCACCTGTGCGGTATATGTGCCAGTAATTCTTATAACTTCCCTGATCTTGCAAAATCACCGTCTCAAAATCGCCGTTATCATCTTGATAGAGCGTATTCGCAAACATAAAAAGCTGCTCTGGCTTAGACGCAACAACGCCATTAAGCTTTACACGATAGAGCGGGAAGTAGTCTTGAGCGTCACCATTTAAGACGTTACCTGCTGGTACTAATGGGTCCTCAGCTTTACCAGATGTCGGTACACCACGTAGAACCTCAAGCTTTGCCGACTCAATTCCCTGCGCGTTACGCTCATATTTAAGGCAGATAAAGTCGTTACGATTCTGTCCTTGAGTTCCAGAAGTGATTGTGACCTGCTCTGGTGCGGTTACACTCACTTGTCTACCATGCAGAGAGGCATCACCGGTTGCAATAGTGACTCGATTGGCACTCTCTTGTGTGGCTGCTAGACGCTTACCAACCGCGAGAACGACGCTCTTTTCGCCAAAAATGCCAGCGTGTAAACGTCCTTTATCCGCACCGGTAATGTGAGGCGCTTGACCCTGTCCATCGACACATGTGACTGCCATATTAGTTCACCTTGCTTTCAAACTCTTTGAATGAAGCATCATGTTTTGCAAGAAGCTCAAGATATGCTTTGTAACAACTCTCGCAATAAGTGCGATTCTCCTCTCCTCGCTGTGACTGACGCTTAATGTCATGCCATTGAGCGAGCGAGTATGTATTGCTTGGAGTAACAAACTCAGACTTACCGCATCTGTCACAGGTATATCTGGAGCCTTGTTCTTTAGCCATTACGCCGTCCTTTCCCACTTAAAACCGTCAAGTGACGGCAGGCGTTTCCATGTACCGCCGAGGCTCGATGGATTAAATGATTTAGTTGTTTCATAGATTGAACCGATTGGATGAGCAGCCAGGAAGCCTCCGCCTTGGTTGGCTCCCCCACTAATTTGAAGGGTCACCATTGATTGAGTGATTGCAGTAATCCGTCCGAATTCGTCTACTGTAAGACGCGGAATCGCAAAATTGGCATTATTCCCAGCCACAATTGACTCTGAAAGGCCGTATGAACCAGCCTCTGCACCAGAACTTTGAAGGCTTAAAGTGACGTTGGAACCCGTCTGGGAAACCGCAAGCGGCCCTGTTGAGGATACATTTTTAACGCTTGAGTTTGCTGAGACTAATGCATTGTTGCCAATGTCTTTTGCCTCATGCGCTTGACCTTGAGCGGCAACCGCAGCCGACTGTGCGGCAGCAATATGAGTCTCAATATCAGCGACTTTCTCATCCGACATAACCGCTGAGATGCGATTACCGACAATACGAATGCCCGTGCCAGCTACATATGTAGTTCCAGCACCTTGAGACGCTCCAGAAGACTCAAATGAAACGCCATGTGAGCCGCGAGTCTGATTTGGTGAAGTCACTTCATAACTTACACTCATTACCCCGCTCGCGACTTTTACTATCTTCTTGCCAATAATCGCTTGAGTTCGTCTACCTGTGTCTTGATTTTCAGCTACGACAACATCATCAATATAAAGATTCAGACCATCATGGACCGTAACGTCTACAGAAGACTGAGCTTGAAGCTCTTTAAGCTTCTTTGTTCCCTCTTTTTCAAGCTCTGCATCCTCAATATTGTTGTAGTCATATAGCATGGATACTTCATCTTGGCCAAACAAACTCTGCGTCTTTGAAATGCGCCCCGCACGGTCTGCATAGAGGTGAATAACCGTACGACTTGCAAGCTCACCTTTACCAGCACAGATTAAGTGATTTACAGGATGATATGACGTCTTAGACTTGTAATCCAGGGCATCAGAATCAAGTCTGTTATCCGTGAGAGGCTCTAGCCAAATAAGTGTCTTACCATCAGCGCGTTGAATTCTAAGTCGTGAGCCCGCAGCATTTGCAATGTGTCTTAATGCTGTGTAAGCGTCGCAAAAACGAGGTAGCTGACACTTAATAATTGACTCAGACTGTCCCGTCTTAGCCTCAAATACTGTTGCAAGATCTGCTGCAGTAACAATGCTCTCGATAGCCGTTTGAGCCTTATCCGAGATATTAATGTAATCAGTACTCGGGACCAAGATTTTTGAAGCGAGCATGCCGTGCCAGGTACGCCCGCTCCATGTAGTCGTAGACACACCGCCGTCAAGCGAGTCTGAAGCTGTATCGATGATGCCGCCGTATTCTGTACCATCGATAGATACTAGATATCCATCTTTGATTGGAATCGACGGGGCAAATACTTCAAAAGTATTTCCCGTATCTCCAAAAGAAAGGTCGAGCACATAGTCCTCTGTGCCGGCAATATCTTCACCGTCAGCCTTTGACACCGTTAAGATGTCCATGGAAGACCTCCTCTTGTTTCCCACCATTCAACATCAAAGCCAAATGTGCCGTCCCATGAGACGCTCTGAAAGCCTTGTTTCAGTGGTTCAAAGCAATAGTTGCCACTGCCCTTTCCGCTGCCACGGCTACCAACATCGAAGCGGTCGGACACGTCCCCAAGTTCAGTAACAAGTGTGATTGTCTTGCGAGTACGAGTGCCATCTACAACAAGACGACCTCCACTTGGGACCGTCACTAAAAATGAGTAAGTGTTATCACCAATCACAATTCGTGGCTGGAGAGCTGTCCCGTAAATGGTGAACTTTACTGGACATTCTGAAGATGAGCGAACTTCAAGTTGGTTTGGTGGTCTCGTAATACCAAGGTTGTATGGAGCATTGGTCGGTAAATTAAGCCAATCACTCTGTACATCATCGTGAGTCACGCTAAAGCTTTTAATGTGGCTTTTGTGCCATGACCCTTCTAACAAAATAACTGTAAGAGCAACTGTTGCCTGATCATGAAAGACCGATTGGACCTCACTTTTAGACACATACACATCTTGTGACCACTCATTGTTGTAGACCAGCGCTCCTGGCTTTTGATTATTGAAATCAAATTCAAATTCCTTGGCCATTGATTCTGCAAGTTCAGAACCCTCAATGAAGAGATCTAGCGTGACTTCTTGAGCATTAGACGAAATGCCAGAGATAGAGCGTGCTCCTAGCGTGTATCCAGGCTTGTAACCTCTAAGAGATGTGCCGGTACCAATTGAGGCTTCTGGCACATCAAGCTCAAAGCTATTACCGCGGGAAGAAACGTATTTGAGCTTACGCATTCGTCTTCACCGCCTTCTGAACCGCTCGAGCAAAATCACGGTCTCCAATATTGTTAGAGTTCTCATCAATAACCTGTCCGAGCTCACCGTTACGCATGAAGTCATAGATATCTGCAAGCGTGGTTGCGTTTGCGCGTTGCTGCCTTGAGTCAAGCTCGAAAGCGGCACGATAAATACCGTTTGCATTAGCGTCAGCAACCGCTGAGAAGCTCAGGGGACGAGCATTACTAAAGACGTCATGTACGCTTGACAGAGCACTCATTGCTTCTGTTTCAGCAAGTGCGGAACTTCCCTTAATCCCCTTTGCGAAGTCTCTCATGAGAGCACGGCCAGAATACGTCGTGTAGCCATGACCTGAGAATGGTCCTTTCTTTGCAGGTGAGAATGGGAATAGCTTACGCACCGCCCCGAGCGCGTCTGATGCTGCGCTTGTTACTGCATTTACAGCATTTCTGATGCCTTTGGCGAAGCCATCTAAGAGCGCTTTACCAGAATTAACGAGCCAATCGCCCGCATTAGAAAAGAAACTTTTAATCTTATCTGGAATGCTTTTCACAAAATCAACTGCTGCATTTAGGCCATCTGTAACCCCACGGAGAAATCCGTCGGCGGCCTCTGATGCTTTGGCTGCCATGTCGACTGCCCAGAGAGCGATATTTGCCAAAAGCGTTGCAAGGGCAGTTTGAACTTGTTCTGGAATCGTCGATACAAATAAGACGAACTGGGCAAATGCGCTTGGTAGGTCAACAGTAAAGAAGTTAACGACGTTCTGGACAAACTCAGTGCCAATCTGTACCGCCAATTGAGCGAGTTGAGCGCCTAGCCCAAACAGAAATACAACTGCAAAAGTAAGCGCATAAAGGACCATTGTTGGCAGCTCTTGGATGAATTGTCCTACCGCTGCGGGAATCCCCTGAACAAATTGGACGAATTGAGTGAAAGCTGTTGGCAATGTTGTTGTAAAGAAACCAACTATGGAATCTACTGCACCACTAATGGCTGAGCAAATAGAATCCCAAATACCAATTACAGCATTTCTAAAATCTTCATTAGTGTTCCAGAGCCATGTAAAGACAGCTCCAAGAGCAACTACCGCAACTGCAATCCAACCGATAACAGGGATAGATCCTACGAGTGCCAAAAGGCTCGTTCCAACGCCACTAATTGCCGTTGAAATCGTTCCAAAGACACTCGCGAGCGCTCCACCCTCACCAACAAGCTCTCCAAAAACAGAAAGCGTTGATAGAACGCCCTCTCCACCTTTGATAGCGTCAAAAGCCAAAGAAGCGGCGCTTTTTAGAAGTCCGAAGTCGTCAGCTATCGAGCGCACAGCCTTAATAGTCTCGTATGCAATCAGAGCGGTCGCTACAGCGACAATGACGGGTGCAACAACTGTGAGGTTGTCTCTCAAGCCTTGGACAGCGTCACGAGCAAGCTCTATGGCAGATTTAACACCATCAACGGCAGATTTAAGCAAATCTGCTGCACTGCGGGAAGCATCCTCTGAGTTATCTAAACCAGTAAACGTTGTTATAAGGTCACCAATAAGCCCTATAGTGCCATCAAATACGTCTTTTAGCGCATTTAAAGCGTCACCAAATGATGTGATTGCTCCGTTATTTTGAAGCTGATCCATAAACGAACCAACAGTAGAAATAACGGGGTCAAGATACGTGATAACTGTATCGGCTATACCAGAAAAACTGCTAGAGAAATCGTTGATTGCGCCTGCAATATTTGCTTGGCCAATATGATCAATAATCTTAGCAACAGCCTTATTAATGCGGTTCTGAACATTGGTCCAAGCAGTGCCAATTGACTCCGTTGAGATTCGTGCCTGTTCCGCAAATGACGCATAGCCAGGAAGACCCTCATTATTGAGACTTACAATTGCATTGTTGAATTGGTCAAATGTAATTGCACCGCTTTGCATTGCCTTATAAAGATCTGCTTGGTTTGCATTAGCACCGAGTAGAGCTTTAGCAATCTGATTCAGCTGGCCTGGCATGGCTTGCGCAAGAATCTTCCACGACTGCATGTCAACTCTGCCAGTTGAAAGCATCTGAGAATACTGCTCAAAAGCAGAATTCATTATCTCTTGGCTCTTGCCGCCAGCCAAAAGTGCGTTATTAAATGCCAGAGCAACATCTGTTGCTGTGGCAAGTGAACCAGACACAGGCGCAATCTTCTGCACTGAGCCAACAATGGCATCAAGTGACGTTGGAAGACCGTCAATACCAGTTGAAAGCCGTTCAATAGTCGCACGAGCTTCGTCTGCAGAATAGCCAACAGACTGCATAATCTTAGGGAAGTTTGCAATCGTGTCGACGCGGTTGACCGCAGAGGCAATTGAGCCAGAAATCGCATCTAACGCACGGGATGTAACGCTTGATACAATTCCCATAATGGCGCCGGTTGCGCCACCAAAGCCGCTTGCGTAGTTTTGAGCAGCCTGTCGTCCAGCGTTTGTGTGGACAGACACCGCTGATTTATATCCGCTTCCCAGTGCTCGCTTTACATTAGCACCAAGATTGTCGAATTTAGGAGTAAGAAGGACGGAACCTCTTACTACTGTTCCAGCCACTATTCACCTCCTAGCGTTCTCTAAAAAGAAGCTCCTCAACGCGGTCCTGTGAAACGTTAAGAAGCTTCTTCTTACTTTGTTCTTGTTTCAGTTCTGGACGCTTGACGGCGTCAGGCTTTCTGCCTTTACCTCCTGCTTGTTCGTATCGAAGATACGAAAGGTTATCAACCGCTAGCGCAAGCAAATAGTCGCTATTGGACCAATCATTTCTGGGGTCAACATTGCAAACTGTTCTTGAGCCATGAGGGAGGTTTATCATCAAATAAAACAGACGCTCAAACTCACAAGAGTCGATGAGCGTCTGTAGATTTACTTGGTAATACTGCTGAAAGTCTGCTTCCAGCTTGCCCCTTTTTGTGTCATCACACAGAATTGGAGCAAGCGGAATTAGTTTTTTGCGTCAAGTTTTTCCAGAAGAGCGGACTCAATGCGCATGATTTCTTCGGCGTCGTCATATCCGAGCTTGGCGGTTACGATTTCCACAACATGATTGTCACAATCGCCGCCAAAAAGATAGTCGTAGAGAGCAAGTACAGGAGAAAGTGCTTCTGGGCTATTTTGCCCTGCATCACTAACACGAGCCATGCGACGCATAAACTCACGAGACTTAGTACGACGCATATCAACGACATACTCTTCACCCTCGAATTCAATTACGCGCTCATATGGAGCGTACTTATGCTTATCCTGTACAAAGTCAAGATAATCGTGCTCCAACTTTGCACGTGAATTTTCTTTCTCCGCTGCGAGCTCTCGAAGCTGCTCCGCTGACATGTTGGAAATATCCATATTGAGTCCTCTCAAAACTTAATTAATGTACAACGCCAGGAGTCGCGCTCGCTTTTGTGGTGTCGTAGAAGACATCACGGTAAGTATCACCGTCAAAGACCTCGGCTGGCATACACTTAATGGTCGGAGTATAGCCAAGGAAGTCAGAGCTGTTCTGCTTTACGGTATCGCGCTCAAAAATGCGTCCAACAGGGATAATAGAGCGCTTAACTGTTGTCTCATTAATGACAGCGTCAAAAATGTAGACGCGAGGTGCGGTAAAGCGTGGGTTGTGGCGAACAGTAATAGAACCGTCTGTCTCAACCTTGACGTTATCGTCTCCATAAATGACCTTCAAAATAGTCTCAGCAGACTCAAGGAATGTCACTTTTGCAGACTCGGAGTACTTAGAGATTGAGGAACTAATGGCATTTCCTCCCCAGTCGTTCTTATCCTCTGCAGAGAGATCAACAGAAAACTCAACGCCATCCTCAGAGATATATCCAAGTGACTTAATCTTGCCAGGGTTCGCAGTCATCAGATCCTTGATGGTCTTCTTAACATCA